CGGCAGCAGAAGAGGCTGTAGAGGCACTTGCAGGCACATCAAAACAATCTGCAAAAGAAATAGCAAAAGATATAGGAAAAGAAGCAGCGATAGGTTTTGTTGGTGATTTAACTTTTGGAACTGCTGGTGCTATATTTCGAGGCGGTCGTAGAATGCTTACAGGTACAGATAAAATTACACCTGAAGAACTTGCTACCATAAAAAAAGCACAAGAACTTGGTATTGAACCCTCCATTGGAACTTTAAGAGGTCCTGCAGTTATCGCAAGACAGCAAGCAATTATTGAAAAAATATTTGGTACATCACCACGTTTAAAGAAAAATTATGATGTGATGATGGAGAATGTAAATAGGTTTCGTAATGAAGTTGGTCAATCTGGTGTTGATGAAGCGGATGTTGGTAGAGTTTTAATTGAAGGCACAGGCAAACAAGTTGAACGATTAAAAACTTTAAAAGAAGCGGCAGAACAAGCTGTAATTAAACAATTAGATGATATTGGTCAAACAATGGGTGCTGCTGCAGAAAAAAATACAGAATTATCAAACACATTGTTTGAATATCTTGCAAAATCTAGTGAAAATTTTAATAAAAATATGAGCGATAAATTTAATGCTGTTGACGATGTTATAATAGGAATTGTAGGTAAAAAACAATTTATTCCTGCTGGCAATATTTTAAGTAGAGTACAAAATATTGAAAAAGAATTTATAACTAGATTAACAGATGCAGAAAGGGATATAATACCTCTTCGAAATGCTTTAAATGGTATAAAAGCAGGTTTTACTCAAAGTGCACGAGAGGGTGATGAAGTTTTTCTAAATTATCGTCAACTTTATGAAATGCGAAAAAGATCAAATGATAATGCTTTACTTCTTTTAAAAGGTGGAGATTTTTCAAATATAGCATACAGAGAGTTAGACAAATTAAAAAAAGAAATTGATGGTTTGTTAAATGGAGATAAATTTGTAGAGTTAGCACAGTTAGATCCTAATTTAAGAAATTTTATAACTTCTGCCGATGAGATTAAATTAAAAAAAGCGTTTGATGAATTACAAAGTGCTAGAAATCAATTTGCAGCAGGCACAAGAGCTTTTGACCAAGTAGAAAATGCAAATATTATAAAAAATATAGCAGGAAAAGTAAGAGATGGGGTAGATTTAAACCCTAATGATTTAAGAATTGATAAGATTTTAACTCCTGGAAATAAAGCACCATTGAAAAAACTATTAGCAGCATTAGGAGAGGGAAGCACAACTCAAAGAAATAGAATGCAAGAAACATTAAAAAGAGAATGGTTAAGAGATACGTTAAGTAAGAATGGAATCAAACCAGATGATTACAAAGTTGGTGATTTTAAAGGGCACATGTTTAGAAAAGATGTAGAAAAAATGGGAGAAACATTAGATGAATTATATGGAAAAGCAGGTGCTGATAGAATACGTTCTTTAGCAAAACAAATAGATCAAACAAGTGTTGATGGTTTAAAAACAGAAAATATATCTGCTTTTTTACAAGGAGAAGGTCAGTCTTTAACACCAATACAACAATTAAATAATGTCTTAAACGAACAAAAAAGATTTTTAGGTGCTTCAAGAAGGAGTGCTTTTGCTAAATTAGCAGACGATACATTAACTGATACAGAAGCCGCAGCATTTATTGCTAGTAGAAATGTTAAAGCAACTGACATACGACAAATTATGAAAGCATTTAAAGGTAATGATGATGCTTTACAAAAAATACGATCTAATTACATGGACAGAATTATCGCAGATTTTGGTGATGCTGTTACGACTGATGGAAAAACATTAAAAGCGTTTGCAGAAAGAATTATATCAGAAAATGATGGTGGTAAATTAGTTGAAGTTTTTGGAAAAGAGTTAGGAAATGATATGTTTGAATTTGCAAAGGTATTAAAATTAATTTCAAGAACAACAAATGGTGGTGATCTAGTTGCAGCAAACATTGCTGCTAGTCCTATTCAAAATGCAGGTAAGATAATAAAATATGGTATATTATCTCGATTTATGACATCAGCACCATATATGAAAAGTATCTTAAAAAGAGCAGAACGTGAAACTGCTGGCTTGCCTCCGTCAAGAAAAGCAGCAGTATTTGGTCAAATTTTAGCAGATACTTTATCACAGGTTCCAGGACAACTCGTTGATGAAGGGGTATCTGAGGGTATACGTCAAGGTCAAGCGTTAATGCAAAACACAGAAGCAGGACAACAATTATCACAGGCAGCAGGACAACTGCAGCAACTCAGGCAAAATATTACGCCTCCGAACATTAGTTCGGGTTTAGGTCAGATAAATCCAGTCGCACCTGTAACACCACAACAAACTAATATTAGACAAAAAGCAAAACAAAATCCTGCTGTTGCTCAAACATTAGGAATACAGGGTGCAACACAAGGATTAATATGAATATAGATGAATTAAAAAAAGAGATTGAGGCAGATGAGGGAATTAAGCACGAGATTTATCTTGACCATTTGGGCTATCCTAGTGTTGGCTGTGGTCATCTCATTCAGCCTGACGATGAGGAATATGGAAAAGAAGTCGGCACTACTATCACAGAAGCTCGATGCTCAACGCTCTTCGCTTCAGACATTGATGGGGTGCTTGCCGACTGCGGAAGACTCTATGCAACCTTCAGCGATTTGCCTGAAGAGGCACAAAGAATAATTGCAAACATGATGTTTAACATGGGTCTTACAAGACTAAGTAAATTTAAAAAAATGAAAGCAGCAGTTGAAAAAGGTGACTTTGAAGAAGCAGCGAATCAAATGCACGATTCAAAATGGAGAACACAAGTACCAAATAGAGCCGAGCGTTTAATAAATCGTATGCGTAATATTAAAGTATAATTGCCTTACATAACTTTAAAACAAAAAGCAAAATTGCGAGAGTGTAATAAACGTAGAATAATAAAACGTATTTGGAAACCTAGATTACAAAAAGCAAATATTATTTATGACGACAATCTTGATGGTCGTGCTGTTCAAATTCGCTCTGTAAAGAAGTGGTGGTAAAATTTTTTAAATTTATTTCTAATCCACATACTTTACAACTAATAGATATATCATCTTTGTTTATGTTAAGTGTAGTTTCGCACTTAGGACATAAACCTCTCGCAATATTTTTTTCAAACCTATCCATTTCGTTTGCACTTAAGCAACAGAATTAACTCCTGAACGTGAAATATCTGAACCATATTTTTTAGTATAATCTTCATTTACTAATTTGCCAATTTGTTGTCTAATATTTCTATGTTCGTCTTTACAAATTTGTTTTAACTTACCATAGGTTTTTAAATCTATAGCAACGGATTTATATTTAGTAATATCAGTCATTTTTTATCTCCAGAAAGGTTAATTTATGTCAAACTTTAACATATTGTATGGGAAAAGCAACAAGTTTCGAGCAAAAAAAACTTCTTTTATGGGATTTACTTTTGATTCTAAATGGGAGGCAGAACGCTATGGTCAGTTAGTTCAGTTAGAGCGAATCGGTGAAATAACAGGATTAAATAGACAAATTAAATACGATATTATCGTTAATGAACAACAAATTTGTAAATATATTGCAGATTTTAGTTACTACGAAAAAGATGAAAACGGACAGACAAAATTTGTTGTTGAAGATGCTAAAGGTATTGAAACTACTGAATTTAGACTGAAAAAAAAATTAATGAAAGCGATATATGGAATAGAAATTTTAGTAACAAAAAAAAATAAACGAAAAAAATAGTTGCATAATATCCCAATAATACCTAAATATATAGTTAGGAAATGTAACTTTTAAATTTTTGGAGTAAAAACAATGAATCAATCATTATATTCAAGTATGACATTGCCAGAACTTTTTATAGAAAAACGTAAGGCAAAAGAAGAAGAAACAGTATTAAAAGAAAAAAACTTACTAATTAATAACGAGTTAGAAAGTCGTTTTTCTGAACGTGCTAAAAATAAATTAATTCAAGAGGGCAAAGACTTTGGTTGTACCTCTGTTCACGATGGTGCACACAAAGTTAAAATTAACTTTCGTAAACGTGTAGATTGGGACCAAGATAAATTAATTAAGGTTCTGAATAACATGGATTTAGATACTGCAAAGCATTATGTTGATGTGAATTATAAAGTATCTGAATCAAAGTATAATAATGCTCCACCAAATATTAAAGTATTACTAGAAGATTGTCGTACTGTCTTTCCTCAAGGGATTTCTTTCGACATAGAGGAGGTAGAGTAATGTTTAAAATAATCACCGCACAGGAGCGGTTAAAAGAAAAAAGAGGTCATAAAGTTGTTATTTGTGGTGTGTCAGGCATTGGTAAAACAACACTTGCTAAAACATTGAATACACAAAAAACATTATTTATGGATTTAGAGGCGGGTGACTCAGCGATTGAGGGCACTAATTTAGATGTAATCAGACCGAAAACTTGGCATGAATGCAGAGATTTTGCTTGTCTTTTAGGAGGGTATAATCCCTCCTTAAATGAAGATAGCACTTATGCTAAAAATCACTATGATTATGTTTGTCAAACATACGGAGATCCACAAGAAGTATTAAAAAAATATGATACAATATTCATAGATAGTATTACAGTTGCGGGTCGTTTATGTTTTCAATGGTGTGTAAATCAACCCGAATCAAAGTCAGATAGAACGGGTAAGTTAGATACAAGGTCTGCTTATGGTATGCAAGGCCGTGAAATGATGTCTTGGCTTACACATTTACAACATATTAGAGAAAAAAACGTAATTTTTGTTGGTATTTTAGATACTAAACTAGATGATTATGGTCGTCAGATACATGAACTACAAATTGAAGGTTCTAAAACGGGAAGAGAACTACCAGGTATCGTTGATGAAGTAATCACAATGGCTATGATGCCAAACGAAAATGGACAACCTTTCCGTGCTTTTGTATGTCATACTCTTAATGAATGGGGTTATCCTGCAAAAGATAGAAGTGGTAGACTTGAATTATTAGAAGAGCCACATCTAGGTAAGTTGTTAGAAAAAATGAGTAGTAAACGAGAAAAAAACTCGTTAAATTTTGTTAATCCTAATGAGGAGGTAAAGAAAAATGATTAATTTAAATGACGTAGATACAGGAACACAAACAACAGAATTTGCATTGATTCCTGATAAAACACCCGTAAGGGCAATTATCACTATAAACATGGGTGATACTGTTGTTGAAGAATTTAGTTCACAACCCTGGTTTAAAAAATCTTCAACAAGTATTGCTAAATGGTTGCCGTTTGAATTTTATATTCATGGTGGTCAATATGACCAAAGAAAAATATGGTATAATTTGTTTGTTGATGGACCCACTATAAATCCCGAAACAGGGGTATCAAAATCAAGAGAGATTGGTATACGAACACTTAGAAAAAT